TAGTGAATCAGCTATTAATGCTAAATATACTGAATTACTAAATGCTTATAATGCAGAAAAATATAAAAGAGATAGAGCAACTGCTTACGATCCAATTGCCGAACAATTAGATCAGCTCTATTGGGACAAAAAGAATGGTACTAATAAGTGGGTCGAAGCCATTGACAAAGTTAAAGCTGACAATCCAAAACCATGAGCCAATTAAAAGTCAACGCAATAAGAAACACATCGGCTACCTCCGATTCGATTACGCTTGCTTCTGACGGAACAGCAACCGCCAAGATTACTAATAATCTAAGTAATAGAAACTTGATAATCAATGGAGCGATGCAGTTTGCTCAAAGAGGTACATCGTCAACAGCTCAAGGGCTTAAAACTGTAGATAGATGGCAATACGGTGGTGGTGGTTTAGATGAAAACCCTACTCAAGCACAACACGCTTTAACTTCTAGTGACACTGGCCCTTGGGAAAAAGGATTTAGATACTCTTATCATATAACTAATGGTAATCAAAGTAGCGGAGCTGGATCTGCTGATTACTTGGATGTTCAGCACAGAATAGAGGCTCAAAATATAGCTCAAAGTGGTTGGGATTATACATCAGCCTCTAGCTATATAACATTATCTTTTTGGATAAAATCAAGTGTAGCACAGAATTTTTACGGGTATTTACGAAGTAGAGATGGTACTAATCAACGGTATGGTTTTGAAACTGGTTCGTTATCTGCAGATACTTGGACAAAAATAACTAAAACAATTCCTGGTAACTCAAATATACAATTTGATAATGATAATGGGGAAGGGTTAAGGATTGCTTTTACAGCTTTTTTAGGTGGAGATTACACAGCTTCTGGTACAAATTTAAATACTTGGGAAGAATATAGCTCGTCTACAGTTACTCCAGATCAAACTTCTACTTGGTACACAACAAATGATTCAACATTAGAATTTACGGGCTTTCAGTTAGAAGTAGGCGATTATGCAAGTTCGTATGAATTTAGGTCGTATGGTGATGAGCTGGCTCGCTGCCAACGTTATTATTTTAGGAAGGGAGGTACTCAATGGTCTCATGCGTTAGTGGGTATAATGTCTAGTACAACACAATGCAGAGGATATATTCAGTTTCCTGTAACGATGCGAGCAGTACCTACTATGTCTGGAAGTGGTATGTATGTAGACTCAGAAACAACGTCTAGTCAAGATGTAACAGCTTTTATCGACACTCATGTATTAAAAGATGGAGGACAAATACGTATGACTACTAACACTGCTGGTTTTGGAGCTGGAACACCAGTGAACGTAGGGCTTAATGCCACAACAGCATACTTAGCAGCGGACGCAGAACTATGATTTACACCTACAAAAAAAGCCCAACTGAAGCTAAATATGGAAATAAAGAATCTTCAATTATAAGAAAAGAAGATGGTGCTTGTATCCCTTTGGATCCAGACAATAGAGATTATCAAGCCTATCTAGAATGGGTAGCAGCAGGTAACACACCGGAGGCAGCAGACTAATGGGACTTACTCAAACTGGTACAGATGGTCTTAAAGATGATGCTGTTACTGCTGGCAAATTAGCTAAACCTGTAGATTTAGCAGATAACGAAAAGATTCGTCTGGGAACAGGGAATGATTTAGAGCTTTTCCACGATGGTAGCCATAGTTATATTCACGCTACAGGTACAGGCAATTTTCAATTAAAAGGAGACAGTGTTTATATACGAAGCAACGATACAGAAGAAGCAATCAACTGTAATGCAAACGGATCAGTAGAGTTATTTTATGATGCTACTAAAGAGTTTGAAACAAAATCAGGTGGCGTAAAACTTAATGGACATTCCGAATGTGCTGTTAATGCTTTAGGTAATGTCAATAGTAATCCTACCTTTGACTTTAGTATTGCTAACTATATAACGATGACACTTACTGGGAACGTTACTGTTCAAAACCCTACAACAGAATCTGTCGGGCAGAGTGGGTCGATAGTAATTACGCAAGATGGCACTGGATCGAGAACTTGTGCCTGGTCAAATCAATTCAAATGGGTTGGAGGTACCGCACCAACTCTGAGTACAACAGCGGCAGCGGTTGATCGTATTGATTATGTCGTTGTGGCTGCTGATACTATTCATTGTGTAGCTAGCTTGGCTGTTGCTTAATGTTTGATGCATTAACAAGATTGGGAGCCAGTCAACCCTCTGGCTATACCATTGAAAAGGCTTTAAAAATTAATGATAGTGATAGTGCTTATTTAACTCGAACACCAAGTTCAGGTGGTGATAGAAGAACATGGACATTTAGTTGCTGGGTTAAAAGAGGTGACGTTTCAGGAAGTGCCGCAACTCATATTTTCAGTAGAGGTACTACAGCAGGTGGTGATTGGTTTTTTCTTTATTTTAATACTGATGGCCACTTACAACCTTATTTTTATGAAGCTTATGGTCCCCAGAATTTAGCATCTGAAAGTGCTGGTAAAATGCGAGATCCAGCAGCTTGGTACCATATTGTTCTAAGAATAGATACAACTCAATCAACTCAATCTAATAGGATGAGGTTGTATATAAATGGCGTTGAGGATGTATGGAATAACTACAATGGATTACAACAAGATTATCAATATGAGGTTAATGAAACTAGTGAACATCGTCTTGGAAGAGCTGGTCATGGAGATAATTTTGATGGTTATTTAGCAGAGGTACATTTCTTAGATGGGCAATCTTTAGATGCTAGCCATTTTGGAGAATTTGATGATGATACAGGGCAATGGATACCTAAAGAATATACAGGTGGCAATTATGGTACGAATGGTTTTTACTTAGATTTCTCTGATAATTCAGGAACAACAGCTACAACATTAGGGAAAGATTCTTCTGGTCAAGGTAATAATTGGACTCCTCATAATTTCTCAGTTGCAGCAGGTATAGGTAATGACTCCGTTGAAGATACACCAACAAATAATTATTGTACGTTTAATCCTATAAATATCAATCCTGATAATGTCGTAACTTATCAACAAGCAAACTTACAATATACCTGTCCCAGCGGTAATAAACATCTGCGATCATCCGCAACTATGTATATGAATTCTGGTAAGTGGTATGTTGAATTTACAGGTATATCAGGATACGAAACGACTGATGGAACTATACGACACGGTATTATTACTGCAAATGCTGGACGTAAACACGCTGATACCGATGCCCTTTGGTATGAAGATACTAATGATGCGACATCAGTAAATTATGGAAGTAATGGGAAAACTTATTTAGTAGGTACAGAACAAACAAGTGGTGGGACAACGTTTGAGAACGATGACGTTGTAGGCATTGCATTGGATTTAGATAATGATAAATTTTTTGCATCAGTAAATGGCACTTGGTTTACTAACGGATCAGGGACACAAGATCCGGCTAATGGTACAAATCCTTTATATTCTGGAGGTGTACTAACTTCTCGTAAAGAAGATGGTTTTGAATTTGCTTGTAGTGGATATAACGGGAAGGTAATAAGGGCTAATTTTGGAGCGCAAGGATTCAGTTATACACCACCAGCAGGTTTCCAAGCATTATGTACGGCTAATTTACCTGAACCTACTATTAAAAAATCTAGTGAATATTTCAATACTGGAATTTATACAGGAAATGGTAATGCATCAAGAGCTATGACTGGAGTAGGTTTTCAACCAGATAAAGTAGTTATAAAAGTTAGAAATGTTGCAGATAAATCATTTCAAACTTATGACGCTGTAAGAGGTGCAAATAAAACTATGCACTGGAATGAATTAGCAGCAGAAAGTACTAGTACTGATAGGGTCATGTCATTTGATTCTGATGGATTTACTTTGGGAGACAATAATACCGTAAACCAAGATACTAAACCTTTTGTTTATTGGGCTTGGAAAGAATCTGCGACAGCAGGTTTTGATATTGTTGGTTATTCAGGAGATGGAAATGATGGCAGGTCTGTAAGTCATTCATTAGGTGTTATACCAGAGATGATGATTACTAAAAGACGTACTAATAGTGATCCTTGGGTTGTTTATCATAAGAATATGGATGCTGATGAATATATGATGCTTAATTCAGTAGATGATGATGATAATTTTAAAAGTTATTATTCAGGTACTCGACCAACTTCCTCTGTCTTTACATTAGGAGATAATAATGGTACCAACGGAAGTGGGCAGGATTATATAACTTATCTTTGGTCTAGTGTTAACGGTTTTTCTAAAGTAGGTCAATATATAGGAAATGGTAGTAACAATGGATTTTTCCTATATCTAGGTTTTAGACCTGCATTCTTTTTAGTAAAAAATACTAATGATAATGAAACCTGGGCAATTTATGATGATGTAAGAGCTGTAAATGGTGGTGATAATTACGCTTATATCAGTACAAGTAACTATAATAATGGTGTAGAACTAACTGATAGAGATTTAGATATTAATTCAAATGGAATTAAATTCCGTTGGGGTCATAATATGATTAACCTCTCAGATACATATATTTACCTAGCAATGGCTAGAAATCCTTTCAAATACGCTAATGCGAAGTAAAATGAAACTATGGCATTTAAATTAGACAGCAAAACACTTCCTATTGATGTTCCTTTCACATCGAATGGAATTAATTATCCAGCTAATTGGCTGAGACTAACTACTCTTGATGAAAAGAAAGCTATTGGTATTACTGAAGTAGCTGATGAACCTACTTATGACCAAGCTTTTTACTGGGGAGTAGATAAGCCAAAAGAAATTGAGGATATTAATGCTAAGGATGACGATGGGAATTTATTGAAAGATGCTGATGGCAATCAAGTCGTTGAGATAGGTTTAAAAACACAATGGATAGCTCGTCAGAAGAAAGATGCAAGTGCCTATCTTTCTAAATATGACTGGTACGTCACTCGAAAAGCTGAAAAAGGTACTGCTATTCCTTCAGCGATTTCTACTTATAGAGATGAAGTTAGGACAGTATGTGAAACAAGAGAAACTGAGATAAAAGCTTGTAGTGATGTAGCAGAATTAAAGACATTAATAGATGGAACTTATAACGAAGATGGCAAAAGAATAGCAGGTATTACACTATGGCCTAAAGACCCTAACGAATAATGGCAAACACATTGGACAGTACCATTCTTGATTCACTTGTTGAAGGATATCAAGCAAAAATCCTTGTTGAAAAACAACGTTTACAACAAGCAGAAAATGTAAAAGTAGAAGCTGCTAGAAATATTGATCGTTTAGAAGGTGCATTAATTGGAGTAAAAGATGCTATTGCTAAACTTGCATCTAGTGAGAATGAAGACGCTCCATCGTCTGAATGTGAGATTGACCAACAACCCATAGAGGGGCAAGAGTAGCCGCCAAAACTAGAACCATTAGACTAATTGGTGTAAGTGCTTTCAATAAAGCACCTCGCCAAATATTATCCATGTTTCAAAAAGCCTGTAATGCCTTAAGTGTACTAGCATTTCTGCTAAGTGCTTCTCTGGCAGGGGGTTCGCTCTATGGTTATTTATGGATTACCAATGAGAAAAATCAGGAAGAAATCAAACAAAAAGTTATGGAACAAGTTAAAGGAGCGATTCCAATTCCTTCTTTATCTGGACCAGCTTTACCGACAGGTCCATTAACACCTCAACAAGAAAAAGCGGAGAAAGGAAAAGCATCGGGCGTACCTTTTAATCCTTTCTGATATGTATAAAAAAGAATCGAACAGCTTTTTAAAGTTTGTAGCTGTTTGTCTTGGCGGGAGTTTAATCGCCTCTAACTTTTATGCGTTGAGCTTATTAAATAAAAGGTCAGGACTACCTATGTTTAATCTTCCTGTTGGAACGTATTCGGCTTATGACATAGAAGCAACTTTAGAAGGATATAAGTTGAGTCATAGGATGCACGATCCAAAGATCCTTCATTCAATGGAGGTTAGTAAAAGGCCAGCAGGTTTCTTAGGGGCTGGTAAAGCAACAGTGAATAGATCAAATGAAGTTGTAGCAGGTCAAAATGTAATTGTTGCTCCTGATGGGAAATTAGATGCTAAGACGATTGCTTGTATTGAAGAAAGAGCCAAAGGACAACAAACAGGTCAACTGATTGGAACGTCAGTAGCCACTGGCACTGGCCTTGTTACTAGACTTGCAGGTGTTCCGATTGTTGGTTGGTTCCTTTCTGGTTTTGCCACTAATACAGCGCAAAGGGAAGGGGGCAAAATAGGAAGAAGCATGGCGGCTGATTTTAGTGACTGTTGAAAAGATTCCTAAAGTTGAAATCCCTTCGATTGGGATAACTCCTGTTAATACATACGTTATAAATCCACCTCAAATTAATGCTCCTGGTGTACCTGTAAATGTTCCTATTGGCTTTCCGATTATTGAAATGCCATGCGTAAAGACTAGGAAATCTCCGTTAGAAAATGATGCCTTAATTGATAACGATCCAGGTGGAAATGTGATCTTGTGTCCAGCGGGAGTACCTGCGTTTGAGCCTATGAATTATGACCCGTTACAAATAGTTCCTGTTAAAGAAGAGTCGCAACAAAGATACGAACAGCCAGAAATACCTCCAGCAGCAGAAGTACCAGAAGCACAGCCTGAAACTTGTCCTCCTGACGGAGCCGCAAAGGTTGGGACAAAGGTAGAGGAAGGTAAAAGGGAGATAATTAAGTATGAATTAGTTGGGAATAGATGTGTAACTCGTTACAAAGAATTGACAATTAAGCAACAAATTGTGGATGCAATTCCTACAGTCCCGCAGGTGATAAAAACTGGGTCGATAACCCTCGTAGCAACTACAGCAGCACTTTCTACTCCAATACTATTGAGAGCCGTTAAACCAATTATCCAGCAAATTGTTAAACGTGTAAAAAAGATATTAGGTAAAGAGGAGAAGGCTTTGAGCTTGTCTCAGAAAAGGACTAACGCTTATCGGGAGAAGAAGGGTTTACCTCCTTTGAAGGTGAAGAAATAAGATGACGGTGAGGTAAGACTTGGCCTGGCTTTGGTCTAATTACAACATCTTGGCAAAGTCCGTAATAAGGAGAATCAGTAGCAAACTCAATTCCTTGTAACTTCAATTTTCCGCATTCACGAAGACGAGCGATATGCCAGTTAAGTTGACTATCCTTTAAAGCTTGTTCTACTTTTACTCCCTGTAATTTTGCATTTTTCAAGCAAGTCTCTTGAAATCTTCTATCTAATGGCATGGAAAAAGTTAAACTTGCTCCCACATTTAATGAATAATTATCTTTCTGTCCTGAACGATTTAATTGATTGTAAATAACATCTCCTTCGTCATTGTAAACAGGTGTTTCGTACCAATACTCTCTAGGTTTTTGGAATGTATGTGAGTCTGTAACGAAGGGAGAGAAAGTTAACATTGGTCCCTGGCAAACAACTCCATTCCCGTACTGATTCTGAATAAGGTTACCTTGGAGCGTCTGTATAGCCATATTGGTTAACGAAGCTGAAGTATTCGCTACTGGGGCTGCGGTTTGGGAGGTATTTGCTAATACTTTAGGAGAAAATATAAGGCCAATTATTGTGAGAATACTGACGTAGTTTCTGTAACACTTTCTATTACACTGGTACGATTTATTGTGGTGATATTTGAAAGTCCGGGTCCAATATAAGATTCTGCATATTGAAATGCTTGACCAGGATTGGTTATTGTGGCATTTGGTTTGCTGCTTAAATCTGCTCCCGTCCATGTATAACTTACTCCGTTAATTGTTTGTGAGGTTGCAGAGGGAGGAGGTGAAATAGTTGAGCCGTCAATAGAAATATTTGTCCCGTTAATCGTATAAGTATGCCCAGTGTTGTAATCAGTAGAGACAATACTTTCAGTGATATTTTGTGTGGTTCTCGTTGTTGCGGACATGGTTCCTGACGAGAAGTTTGGTACGACAGGTACAGCATAAGCAGGGGAAAAAGATAATAAAAACAGCAGTAAAAACCGCTTCATTACTTAACAGTTATGTTTGTCACTACAGAGCCAATTGCCGAAGTGCCAGCACCTCCGGCTGTTATAGTGGAAATTCCAGAACTTAAAATCGTACCTGCGAGTGAACCTGCCACACCGCCCGACATTGTTAAAGTTTCTCCGTAGGCTGGCATATCTGCCACGACTCCAGAGGTAACGTCAACTCCAGCTCCTATTGCAGCAGTAGCATCCCCTTGAGTCCATGTCTCAGAAAATGAGAACGCCGAGCCAACTGTATTGATATCGTAAGCTCCAACGTCCAAAGTGGCTGCTGTAGTAGCAGTTCCAGCAGTTAATTTTCCGAAGTGTTGGTCAGTTGCAACTTTAATATTGGAACCTGAGACTGCATAGGTACTGCCTATACGTTTAGCATCTGTGTAAGCTCCATTAACTGTGAGCTGAGTACTCGTAGTGATGCTATGGCTCAAGTCTGCTTTAGCAGCAGGGGAAAACAGTAATAGCAAGAGGATTAGTTTTTTCATGATAGTTTTCCATCAGGACCAATAGGGCGGTTAGTAATAGGATCAACCCTTTCAGCCGTGGGTTGTTTGGTAATTAATTCTATAGGTTGTTTGATAACTATGGTTTGATATCCTCCCCCTCCACCATTACCGTTTGGTCCGTTAGCTTCACCTTCTTTCTTTTTCTTCTTCGCTCCAGTTGCCGCACCCACAGATACGCCCCATCCTGCAAGGATATTTCCCAATAATCCCGCCGCAAAAGTGCTATCCACCCTTGGCTGGTCTGGGATGTCAACGCCAAACATTCTTGATGGCAATTTTATATACCCTAACGACAAGACGATTAAACACCAAGTTAAAATGGCTGCTTGGGCAGTAGTTGAGACCAAGAACATAATTTTTTCTTGGTAATCAGGCTTATCATCTTCTTCTTCAATTTTTACAGGTTTTGCATCGGGAGCTTTTTTATCCGCCATAAAGAATAAGGAACGATATTCTAAGAGTAATCATAAATCAGTAGAAATGCCTGAAGTTTATGCTGCGCTCATAGGTGCTGCCATATCTGCCTTCTTGATGGTTCTTGCAAATATATCCAATAGACGAGAACGTGATATTCGTGAATTATTTAATCGAATTAACGCTTTAGAGAAATCTACTGCAAGAATAGAAGGAGCTAGAAGAGATCCAAACGCATGGAGGAACGTATAGAAATGGCTCGGAAACGTATTAGGGAGCTAGAACTTTTAATAAAGCATTGGCAACAGAAGAAGACTTGATTTTTCGTAATTTTGCGGCTCTTGCTTGTTGTTTACGCAGTTCTACACAATGGGAGCAATAGCAAATAGGAAGCTCTATTGTCATTTCGGAAGTGAGATTGCTAGAAACAACAAAACCTCCCGCCGTTGCCCTGGTCTTGGGAGGTTCTGAAGTGCAGGCCGGGGAACTCTCTGCAAGCAAAATTTAGCAATTATATATACAGTTGGGAAGAGTTAGTCTATTTATGAGAAAACTACTTAAGCCTTTCCTTCCAATTCTTTACGCTTATTTAAAAAGTGAAGAGGGAAAGAAAGCACTCATTTTTCTTTTGAAATCAGCAGCAAAACAGACTTCAAATTCTTTAGATGATGAAGCTGTTTCTTACATTGAAGCTAGACTGTTTCCTTCTACAACAACGAAACTTCAATGATGCAATACAAACCCGAATGGATCGAAGAAGATAAGAAAAGAGTGAGTGATATGCAACGCTGGTACATCCTTGATGGTCGTCATAGACCTGACCATCCCTTGCATGGCTTATATACTGGGTTAGTAGCGAAAGGGAAAGAACTAGATGGAGAACTTGGAGGAACAATTTCTGCTGCTTGACGCATTAATGGAACCACCAACAATTGAAGAAGAATTAGGCTTGGAAAAAAGGATTAGATGGTTCAATGAAAGTGCAACGATTGAACAATTAAAACAACATTGCACAGCTCTTGAAAGACAACATTTTAGTCAAGCCCAGTTCATTGCAAATTGCATGACTGAATTAGCTAGATGTAAAGCTAAAATTGCGTGTTTAGAAAATCCCGTTAAGCAACCTTCTCCTTCTTTTTGGGAAAGAGTTCTGAAGGGTTAGAGTCTTGTAAGGATATTTCTGGATATTGGAGCGTATACCATCTATGACCGCATTCAATACAGTGTCTTCTTCTAAAAATTCTTCCTTCTAGATCTCTTCTGGAAGTAACAACTTCTTGTGTTGAGTAGATCTTGCATTTAGGGCAATGGACGTGTGAAATTCTTGTTCTCATTTGCTTTTTTCTCTAAGTACATCTGTATAAGGCGTTTTTTACTGTAGTTGGAATTAGTCCCTGCCAAGACTTTTAAATGACGATTTGGGACTTTTTTAAGGAAATTGATAAAACCCTCTTCGGGGAATGGGCTTTTATAAACAAAAAACGATCCAATAAAGTCAAGAATCTTCATTCACTTTTCTACTCTGGATTTCTCTTATGGTATCCAAGGAAAGAATTGAGTGCTTATTTCCGTATGGTATTAAGAAGTTTAGATAAAGCCCTGCCTTCTAGTCTGTTTTGGACAACTTTTTGCCATTCAGCATCGTCTTTATTTTTAGCTTCTAAATAGAGTTCTTGAGGAGCGTTTTCTTCAAGGAATTTATAAACAGCATCTCTAAGCCAGTTGGTTGGTTTAATACCTTGTTCTTTCATTAGTTGAATAAAAAGCTTCCCTCTATGCTCAGAGAGGAGGATTTGAAGATGCTTGCGGGTTCCATGACCTTTTTTCTTGTCACTCATTGATCTTTTATTTCTAATAATATTATTATATTATCCGATTCTTATAAATCATCAAAAGGAATTAAGAACCAATCAATAACATGATTATTTAGGTGTTCTAATAAAGCTTTTTCAGTACAAGGTCCGTATCCATCGTCTTCTTCCCAAATGATTTCTGTAGAACATCTTCCATGAGTCCAACATTCTGGTTCATATTGAGTGGCGTGATAAGCCAAGACAGAATCTGCTACTTCAGCTTCAACGTAAACAGTTCCCTTTTCAGGACTGTGATCGAAGGAGTAAATTTCGTAAACTTCAGACACTTACAGTTTTGTTAACTAATAAGATAATAGCTTATTACTAGTAACTAGTCAACTCACGCGCGTGGGGATATGTCCATTCATGTCCCAAAAGGGTAAATCCCGTTCCATCACTGCTTTTTCCTATGGGACACCCCTATGGGACACTTCCTTTTTGTCCCACTTTTTTATTTTTCCAGCGAACCAATGGGACACTTTTCTTTTGTCCCATCCATGTGTCCCATGCCAGATCCCGTTCCATCACTGCTTTTTAGTGTGTTTGGGACATCATTTGCAACCTCTCCCCGCGCGAGAACAGCTTTATATGTAACTCTTGGTTCGTTTTCTTCTACCTCAATCAAGCCTCTCTTAAAGAGTCTTTGGATCGACTTTCTAATAGCAGCAGGTTTGCCATTCAAGAGAGGATCATGGACTAAGGATGCAGTGGAACGTGCTTCTGGGTAAACGACTCTTAACTTTTGAAGTACACGACCTGTAACAGATGCAGGTGTTGGATCGTTATCAACTTCAGGAGTGTGATCTGCAACAGTGAAACTCAAGTCATCTTGCATTTGCATGATTAATTGAGTACCTGATCTTCCTTGCCTGGATTTTTCAATCGTGATTAAACGGCTGGATTGTCCAACTGTATGGATTTGTTCTTCTGTTGGTTTAGATAATGACCATGTTTCGTCAACAGCATCTCTAATACTTGAAGTTCCTCTAAATCCACCTTGCTTATTAGCGTGATGAATAATTAGAACCGTAGTTTTAGGGAAAAGATTGCCATTATTTCTAGTAAGCCAATAAAGAGGAGTTGCAAAGTCAGATTTATTTTCATCAAAAGCCTTCCCTCCGCTACAGCCGATTAAAGAGTCGATAACCACAAGGCTAGGTTTGTAGTCATTCATTAGTTGAACAAACTGTGCATAGCGTTGTAACTGCCAATCCGTAAGGATTCTGGTATTACCGTCTATTGGATAATCAACTTCTTCTAATTGCTCTTGGAGCGAAGTTAAGGGTTGATCTCCATTCAGGATTAGAACACCACCTTTTTTAACTGGAACAAGATTTCCTCTAACAACAAAAGGGATACCACCAGCCACATGTTTAGCGATAGTCCAGGCACTCATGGATTTACCGTCACCACCAGCTCCATAGATCAAGACAACAGAAGGATTAGGTAGTACATCAGGAATTAAATATTCACGTTTAATGTCCATTGCCATTAACTGTTCTGCATTAAATACACCTTTCTGATTTTCATAAGCAAGCTGATCGACAATAATTTTTTCTATTGCTGCTTGATCTCTATATCCAGCTTGTAGAGCTAAAGAATTAAGTTTGTAATTAACTTCTGCGGGATTATCAAGACCAAGAATAGCTTTGGCACGTTTAACAACTTCGTCAAAACTAAGAACTGTTTGCCTTATTTCTTGGACTTGTTTGGCTTCAGCTTTTTTAACAATTTCAGCGATATCAGGTTGAAACCTATGTCTATCTGGATCTTCTCTATCTGCAAGCCAAATTAAAGTTCCTAGACCAACGCCTGAACCTTTAAAGGAATACCAAGCAGTTGTGCAGGGAGTTTCATTATCATCACAATTTTCCCATTCATCAGCGTAATCAGCATCTTGAGAACTCCAATGCGACCAAAGATTCAAACCCATATCTGTAGGCAGGGCTGAGTGGATCGCCATACCGATTTGAATCCATTGGTCCCTAGAACCTGCTCCTTTATGAGTAATAACGTTTAGGCAGTCTCCAATGATTTGAATGATTTCATCTTCTGAGCGATCACTGAAGTCCAAATCCTTGCGGTTTTGAAGAGCCTTTGGAGGGGCTTTCATTTCTGCAATTAACCAATCAGGAGCGAAAGGTATATTTTCAAGACTGCCATTCAAAGTGTATTCGCCTGGTTTGCTATAGCGTCCACCTGGATAAGCACCAATAATTACACCTTGTCTTCGACCCCAAAGGATTTCATATTCACCACCGTCTTCTTTTCTTAAACCATGCCCTTTAACCTCACCCCATATATTTTCAGGGATACGGAATAGATATTTTGCAGCGTTCTTTTTAGTGCTGGTAATTTTTGGAGCACCGTCTAAGGAAGAACCCCAGATTTTTTGAAGTCTTGAGAGGTTTTTATCTACATCAAGAATACAAATACCTTTTCCTCTAATTCCGGTATAGAGGCCAACAGCTTGAAGGTCAGGATTTCTTCTAAGAGCTAGAGCTACATCAGCAGGACCAAAATCTCTGTCATAACTTTCTTCAAGAGGATTTTTACCCGTAGCTTTACGCCCCGATTTCATTGGAGCGTTTTTCTTGTAGATAGGAGCGTAAACGAGTCCCTCTATAAGAGCATTTGCGAAGTCTTCAGTATTCATGTATTATCCTATTAGGATTACTTAATTAATGCCTAAGACCTTAGAGGAGGTCGAGGGCATTTTTCATTTTAAGCATGGTTGCGCTTTCTGTGTCAATGGTATAGGATAATATTGTGCAAAATTTAATTTTTGCATTAACTTCAAATCTAACTTTTAATTTTTAACAGCGAATTTTAACTATGAAATTTTCAACAGTTGCCGACAATGAGTACAAGAAAGCATTAGAAGAACCTGAGAAGGTTTCTAGTGGTGACAGGTATTTCCGCCCAAATCAAATTGAAAACAATCAGGAAGTAGAGTTTATCTTTCTAGAAGAAGATCCTCTTGAGTACTGGCAAGTTTTCGCAGAAAATATTAGTGACGGAACAAAAAGGCCATTCAGGTTTCCACTTGTAGGGGAAGCTCCTTCAGATGAAGACATTTTGAAAGAACTTGGTGGAAATTATCGTAGAACAAAAGTTCAATATGATAATGAAAAGCTAGGTTTAAAAGCGAACATATCTGATAGTCCAGCATCACATTGTTATGTATGGCCTATTTGGAATTTAGAGCAAAAGACTGTTCAAGTATTTGAAGTCAGTCAGCCTAGTATCTTTAAGCAGATTAAAAAGGAAACTGGATTAAAAAAATACCGTAAGGGTATTGGATTAGATTCAGATTTCAGTTGTACTCTTCATAAAGTAAAAGAAGGATTTACAAAATATACTTTTAATATTATTGATAGAGATGAAGATTTAGATATTTCAGGAATAGAGAAAGCCTGGGAGCAGTTAGAGGATGATGGTTTTAATATTAATGTTTTGATAGATAACGGAGATCCCTTTAATTCCGAAGGTTAAATAAAAAAAAGATAATAAAAAGCCCCCTAATCAAAGGGGGTTTTTTAATGCGATCTTAATCGTGGATCGTGAGCGATAGCAGTGCGGAAAATTGAGCCGTACTGAGCAGATCAGAGCTGTAGAGACCAGAGCTGAAATGAGGGGAGTGGCGGAAAATTGCGGAGCTAAGGCAAATTTTTAAAGTTTGTTACTCCTGTGTTCCTCTTTTTACTATCTCTTCCCAACAAGGAACGGTATCTGGCGGTGAGTCAACCATCATTTGCCAATACGTTGCTTCATCAGGTGGATGATTCCAATGCAGTGACATTGAATAGCCTTTCATTCTGAAGAGAACTTGACCATCGTTGTTGGCATGTTTAGCGGTTGGTTTCTTTATACTTAGAGGAATCCAAGGGTGATCGGACATAGTATTTTGATTTAAAATTTTACGGGAGGGAAGAGAAGTTCCGTTCTTAATCGTGGAACGGTAGCGATAGCAGAGAGAAGAGCCGAAGGGATTCGGAAAGAGTCGAGGAGAATGGAAATGGGCAGAATCGCTAAGACAAAAATTTAGGGGTTCAATTCTTAATCGTAGAATTGAGAAGCGATTGATGTGAATTGAGGGGAAGCGAGCGGAGAAGACGATGGAAAGCACCGAGTCGAAAAGAGCCGCTAAGACAAATTCTTAGAAGGTCCGTTCTTAATCGTGGAACGGTAGCGAGTGAGGCGAGTCGGTTGGACTTGCAAAGAGTCGAATAGCGGAGCAAAACATAGCTAAGACAAAATCTTAGGAGTTACGATCTTGTTCGTGGATCGTGAGCGATTGCGAGGAGGAGCGTTGCTAGGAGCAGAGAAGCATCAAAATGAGGCGTTGTGAATAGAGTCGCTAAGACAAATTATTAAAAGTACAATTCTTAATCGTAGAATTGAGAAGCGATAGCGGAGCGATGAGGCGAGTCGAGTGGAGATGAATAGTCGAGAGGAGATGCGAATCGAAGGGAATGGAATCGAGCGGAAACGAGTAGCGTTGTTAAGCGTCAGGAGGAATAAGCTTTGATTTATTTATCAAAGACTTAGGTAACGACTGACCTTTCCTTTGCATTTGAAGAGAGTGTTTTCTCGCTCCATCAGCAGCAGAAGCAATAAACGCATGATGAACCTGTTTAGTTTCCAAGCTACGTTTTTGTGCTTCATCAAGATTGTTAACATCAATGTCAGTCAACAATCGTCTTGCATTTCTACGCTGCTTTCTAATACCAGCAGTTGCTTGACTTGCCAAATAGTCAGGAGCTTCTTCATCTAAAAGAATTTTGAAACTGAAATCCCCACCAACTTTTACCTGTTTGATAACAATTGGAGCGTTTAATTCAGATCTTATTTTTTGAATTTTTTCCTTAATTTCCATCAAAGAAAATTCATTCCATTCTTTATCTGGAAAATGATATTTCCAGAACTCAAGAATCTGTTCTTTAGAGATAGAAGAACCTTTTTCAAGGTTTTTTATATCAAGTGGATGAATATTTGGATCAGGCATCGAAACCAACCTCCATCAATTCACCAGCAGTAAATCTTCCATGTCTAGGTCTCCAAGTACCTAAACCTTCGGCTTTACCAGCCATTGTAATTATCTGTTTAAGCTGAGAAACACTAAGGATTTCATCATCAACAGTTAAACGATAAGTAGCTTTCCAAAGAGGAAACATTAAACGATTAACCCATACACCTCTTGAGGTGAAAGCAGCCATTTGAAATTTAGGAGTTCTTGAATTAAACATTTCAACGGCATCTTTTGGCCCATCGTATTCAATCTCTGGATCGTTAGAGACGACAACTGAACGAAGAACGTCTTTACCTAATTTCCATTTTGTAGCAGCATTTCTTAAGCAGCGTTGGAAGTTAGCTCCTGGGAGAGTTGGTTTAGAAAATCCTTCAAAATCAACGGTATTTTCAGTTTCATCAACAGAGATTTCACCTTGAGATCCCCAATAACCAGAAAAGATCCAATCAAGAGTTCTTAAAGCTCTATGATCTTCATCATTTTTCTTTCTTTTACTGTGAAAGAAAGCTTTTTGCTTAGAACCTTCTCCTAGTGGATCGGAACTAGCAACATTTGAACAGAGAAGAGGTGAAGTACCTTCTACTGTTACTTGAAAGCCTTTTAAAGCCATAATTAGTTACCTTAACGGTGTAGAGATAAAGTCCTTAACGGACATTCATACAATAATATCATATAATAGAGGTGTCAAGAAATCGGCCATTCATAGGCTGAAATCGCCATTCATGGTATCTTAATTATGGGAAATAATAACTAATGAAACCAGTAGTAGAGGAACGCCAAGATCTACTGGCTTCATTACGAGAGAGTGCATTGGAACGTGATGATTCAAAAGCATATCGGACATATAAAGATACAGAAGGCAATGAGTATTACAGCGTCACTACAATATTGAGTAATACTGTTCCTGAAACAAAGCGCAGGTCTTTAGAGAAATGGAAAGCCCGTCCAGGGAGTTCTGAAGAACTAGAGATCGCTTGTAATAGGGGAACAATTAGCCACGAACATTGTGAGTATGTACTTAAAGTTGGGTCAAAGATCAACCGGAATATCTGCAATGCTAGAAATTGCTGGAAGTTTTACGAAGATGGCTTGGCTCGTGGACCAAAGGCGATCACAACAAAGTGCATCAAGACGGCAAAGGAAAGAGCGAGTAAGGTCCATTGGACAGCTAGAAAATATGCGTCAAATTTGGCCCATTGGTTAGAAGAGAATGTAGCGGCCATTCATGCATCAGAATTTTCCATTCATCATCCATTAGGATTTGCTGGCCAATCGGATGCGTTAATTGATTACAAGAGGAGTGGAAATTTATGTATATTAGATTTCAAGACAAGTGGATCGAAAAAACCAAAACCTGAAGAATGGTGTGATGATTATCGTTTACAGCTATCAAGTTATGCGTGGGGATTAGAGCATCAAACGGGAGTAAAACCTGCTATGGGAATGATTGTTATAGCTGGAGAGAATTGGACTCAAGAGATTTCTATGAGTCTTTTAGAGTTAGCTGGCGGAAGATTATTATTCGAAGAAAGACTGAATCAATTTAAGGAAGAATTACTTTAGGTTCCATTTAATAAGTCTTTTTTCTCTCATTTTATTTATATGAGTTACTGGATCGTCAACTAATTTCGGTGCTTCAAGTTGAGCCAAAGATCTAAGATAAAATTCATCGGTGATCTGGTGATGCATAAAAGCATCATCCAGGGCAGCTTTTTTCATTAGATAGTTTGGATCGTTTTCAGTCATTTTCTAAATTAAGAACCATAGAAAGTACAAATATTATTATTCCTTAGTTCTACTATTTCTAAGAAATAATGCCAATCGTCATAGAGTTTCACTGCTTTTTTATAGGCTCTATCAGCAGCCAACCAAACTTCTTTTACAGTTCCGTCTTTAGCTTCAGTGAATATATATTCTTTTATAAAATTACCTTTTGAATCTTTTGCATCTGATAAAACAGTTTTTACCAAACAAATATTTTTCAATGTTCCATCTCCAATAATAATAGTGTCTAAATTCCAATCTTTTTGAGGCATTCTTACGGACCAAACTACTTCGGTTTTTAATACAGATTTAAAAGCATCAGATTTTCCAATATTAAAAAGAATTTCTCCATGCTCTTGATACTCTTGTTCGGTAAATGTTTTCATCATTTAGCCTCCATTAATTCAAATTTACCGCCCCAAAATTCTTTAGTTCGATCTCCATCATGCTCAAAACTCACTTTCCATGAGTATGTAGTATTTGTTGGAACGTAAAAAGCAGATACAGTTCCATATCCAAATTCACAATCCTCATATCCGTCACTTGTTACCCAGTTTTTCCACTGAATCGTTTTTCTATCAGTCATAGGTGTAAAAGAATAATTAATAGGATTACCACCTTTACTTAAAAATCTAATTGCCCCGTTTGGATCTCCTCCATAGATAGGATGAAAATCTAATAAAAAAATCATAGGAGCATCTATATTTTTAGGTGTGGGAAGTGTGTCTACACTTTTGAAAGAGATGTTTTTCATGTTGGTAAGTTCATAGTTTTCCTATCCAATAAGTTTTTTTAGGGTGTGCTTTTTTAAGTTTTTTAAGTTCTCTCTCTGCTTTTTTGAGAGTGTCTACAGGGTTTATAGCTAGTTGCCAGTTTCCTTTTTCTACTATTGTGAAACCCATATCAATAAGCCTCGTTTAAAGAGTGATTTAATTTAGAAATAAGCTTATTAACGATATTGTCATTTTCAGGTTTAAAGGGTGACTCTTCAAAAGAACACTCGTCATAACACTCTAAACAAACTGGCATCGGTAATTGATAGATTTCAATTTCATCAGGGTACTCCTCATTTTTAAAGAATAGCCAATTTTTATAGATCTTAAATTGATCTAATGTTGGAACGTAATCAAGGCCGAGCCGTTCAGAAAATGCGACTGGTAGATTTTTAAGAAGTGACATTTTAATTAGTGAATAAGATGTGATTCGCATGAGAAATTCTCATGGCTTTTTAATTTTTTGAAGGATAGAGGCTACTTTTTCTGTAGCCAGTAATATTTCCATTGGATCGCCTTTATTATGAATACTTTGCAAGGCTTTTTTCGATGATTCAATAGCGTCTAATTTAAATTCGTCTATTAACTCTCTAACTTTAAAAGCATCAGGAGTTTGCTCCTCATATTCTGCTTTTCTTAGCCATCTATAAGCTGTTGCATTGCTAATATTAAAAGTTTTTTCTAATTCTTCTGCAATTTCAACTTTTTTTAAATCATCTCCTGAAGCTTCAGCAATAAAAGCTTTAATTTCGTCTTCATTCTCTTCATATTTATTCATTCTGTAATTTCCCAAAATCCCACAGTATTTCCGTTCATATCTCTAGTAAATCCTTTTTCTCCTATTTCAAATTCATCAATAGGTTCAATTTTATTGATGATTCTATAAAGGATTTGAGAGACTTCGCGGCCTTCACCGTTATCTTCAAAAGCAGCATTTTCAACATCAATCTCTATTTTGAATTTCATTTTAAAAAGTTGGTAGTTGTGGAGCGTCTATAATTTTAAATGTTTTATATGGTGAACTTTGCTGCAAATGAATAACCTCTTTAGAAGTATTTAAAAGGGTTCTTACTTTATCCATTGAATCAAGAATTAAACCCCATTCTTCCTTTTCTAAAATCCAACAAGGAAGGTTTTCTATTTGACTTGTTAATTCACTTGCTGTATCTCTAGCGGCCCAAACTTTTCTAAGTTGTGCCGCTGTTAGATAATGTTTATTTGAGGTGTGCTTTGTGTTTGGTGCGTTCATTTTCTAACCCTTGTAATAATGATGCTTAAGTCTCCATGCGCTGCGCTTATCTTTCCTTGTCTGTCATATAGATAATATGGGCATTGCTTAATATCTTTTGGATCGGTTACAGGCTCAAGTTTTATTTTGTTTAGATTGTATTTTTTTGAATGTGTACGCCTTCCAACTTTTACTTGGCGCACTGTCTCCCCACTGTATGAAGATTGATAATGAATAAAAATAATTTGATTAGGTTTTAAACTATCAAATAATTTTTTATCTAGTTCTATTATTTCAGCTTCTGACCAACTGCCAGAAGATGAAAGAGAACCTGGACCAGTGAGAGCAAATAGAGTCATTTGAAATCTTTGTGTATCTATTAGAATAATATCATATCACATATACTAAAGCAAGCAAAAAAAAGAGAGTGTTTAAACTCTCTCTTTACGATCTTGTTTACTAGATGACTTTTGTTCATTTGATCGGAAAGTTTATTAACTCACTGTTTAACTTTTTATCTTTTGCTAGTTCGTTATCTTCTAGGAAAGATAAAATGTAATCTTCTTTTGTCATCTCAATTACAAGATTCTCTCCTCCTAAGATTGCTGAGGTTGTGTCTTTCTCTTCTGACGAGATAGTGATTCGCACCTTCGGCTCTTCTCTTGTTTGGAAGATCTGGACAGATACAGAATCTCTTTTGGTGACCTTGTATCTTTTGGTGGTCTGGCTGGTGTACTCCATAGGATTAATTAATTAGAGAATTAGAGGATAGTTTTTATTTATAGTCTGGACTGGCTGAGGTAGTAGCAAGTTGTCCGAACTATGGGAAGACAGAAGGAAGAGAAGCGAGAGAACAAAAGAGAAATATCTTAAGTTGGTCTACTTCTTAGAGGACTTCCACCTAGTCCAATCTACCATATTATTCTAATACTAACAAGTAGCGAAAAACAGTTAGGGTAATTTTATTAGATTAATATTTTACTGATAACGTCTACTACTTAGAGTCGTCCTGTTAACTAATACCTATTAGCTATTAGCCTATTAAGCAACTATTGCCTAGTAGATATTAGGGGGACGGGTAGCAATTAACGAGTAGCCGTTGCGGTTCCCTCTGAACCTAAATATATATTGCTTTTAAAGTTAATAGGATAATAGGTTAGTCTAATTTACCTTCAACCTTGATAGAAAGTTCAGGAGCCTGAATACTGACATGTTCAATACTTTCACCAATAACCTTTCCTATAGAATCCAAAACTTGAGCAGCAGTTTGAAGTTGACCTTTACGAACAGCCTTTTCAAAAAGTCTTAATCGAGCAGCTTGTAAACGAGAGAGCATATTTTCCCGATCTTTTTCCCAATCTTCTTGTGTCCAAAGTTTTACTTGATGCCAATCTTTCCAAGCCGTTGCTTTACAAACCCCTTCTCTTTTTGCATGATCTAAAACGAGCTGTCTAACAGGTAAGCCATCTAATTGTCTGGTATAAAGTCTTTGTTGTCTTGCTTCAACGTAACTGGCCTTACTTTCTTTATTACCAAGAACCTTCTTTTTAGGTAAAACATCAGCTATTGGCTCGTTAAAACCACCAATATTTTCAAAACATGAATCAGTCACGGACTTATTCAATAAACTATTAATAAGATAATAACCTTCAATCCTCAATTTGAGGGGGGTCGGGTATAAAAAACTTTTAAAACGGAGTCTTATGAGTGTAAAAACAGCCCCAGAAATAAATTTAAGATGGGCACAGGGTCAAGTATTTAACAGTGAAAAACGCTTTAGGGTTTTAGTAGCAGGCCGAAGATTCGGGAAATCATATTTAAGTTGTATTGAACTTCTTCGTGGAGCGATAGCAAAGCCAGGTGAAACATTTTTCTATTGCGCCCCAACGTATCGAATGGCAAAAGACATCGCATGGAAAGCGTTAAAGAAATTAGTACCAAAGGTATGGATTCAAAATA